CAAAGATTGATGGTTACTCCCCGCTAACAGCAGGCGCACAGTGGGGCGATACAATGGAAATGATTAACCGCAGTCGTTGGCATGCTTACAAAAACGGAACATTTCCAACAGTAGCTGTTCAGTTTGATGGGAAGTTTCAAGACCCTAGTGATGAAGACCTTCGCCGAATTGAATCCAAGTTTATGTCCCGATACACAGGTGAAACCCGATCTAACCGTCCAATGTTTTTACCGCCAGGTGTTTCGGTTAACCCAATATCTCTTGGCATTAACCAAATGTTATTCGGTGAAACGGCAAACGAAGTAAGAGACAACCTACTAGCCTTGTTTGGTGTACCCGCCTCCGCAGCAGGGCTTTCTAAAGACATGACATATGGTTCGGTAATGGCATCTCATGCTGGGTTTATGCAGCAAACTATTAACCCTTTACTCCGTTATTTTGGTCAAGTAATCACTGAGAAGGTTGCTCATCGTTATGATGAATCTTTAAAAGTTTGGTGGGAAGACATCACCCCGCACGATCCAGAGCTTGTAGAAAAACAAATTCAAACCGACTTAATGTGTGGTGCTATAACTCCTAACGAAGTTCGTATTATGCGTGGCAGACAACCTTTTCCAACAGCATGGGGGGATAACCCAATTCTTCCTGTTAATGTTGCAAGCAATCCAATGGGTGGTACACATGCTCCCGTACCCGCTCCTTTATCCAATCCAAACGATAACAGAGGATAATCATGAGTAAATTTGAAATACCATCATCGCTTGAAACAGCCAGTCCCGAACTACTTAGAAGGTTTATTCAAGACCGAAAAGCTTTTCATAACGATCAACTAAAAAAGTCTGGGGTACTTTCCCTACCTCCCCAGTACTTACGAAACATGGCTCACACCCTAGGCCAATCGCCTTCCGCTCCCCTAGCTCTTGATTCAGATGATGCTGAAGAGCCAAAGGTAGATACATACAACATGACCGCTCGTTTTGTAATTACAACATCGGGCAAAGATAGACACGGTGACATTGTTTTACCCCGAGGTTGCGTATCCCATCTTAAAAACTATACTCGTAACCCTCGCATATTCTTTGCTCACAAAACCGAAGAGCTTCCTATTGCATCTGCCCGTGACCCAGAAGGCAACCTTGCCCTTGAGATTCTTGAAGACAAAATCTACTCTACAGCTTACTTCCACGGAGAAACCCGTGAGTCAGAACTAATCTTTCGTCTAATAGCCCGCAAAGAATTACAAGCTTGCTCCATAGGTTTTCTTCCTATCCGAGCTACTCTTATTGAAGATGAAGATGAAGAAGACCTTATCGACATAACAACAGGGGAAGAGATTCTTAACTTCCGTTCTAACTCTGCTCGTCAAATGCCATGCCTTCGATTTTTAGAATGGGATATGATTGAGTGGAGCGTAGTGCCTATCCCTGCAAACCAAGATGCACTTGCAGCCCACCTTTCCCGTGGACACATTGAAGGAGAAAAACTTTCTCCTTCTATCAAAAGAACATTATCTTCTTTTGTGTCTAAAAAGAAAAATGTTTCAGTTTCACTTTCTCTTCCTTTAATCCAAGAAGAAGAAAGTGAAATTGAAACTCTGGAAAAAGAAATTGAAAAAGAAATAGAAGAAAATGAAAACGAAAAAGCTGCTGAGGTAGATAAAGAAAAATTAGACGAAGTGTTTGCAAGCTATAAAAAAGAAACAAACATGGGTTATGCAGCCCTTAAGAAATGGTCTGAGAGTGCTTGTTCCAAACGAGCATCTCTTAGTAGAGGTCCTATTAATCGTAACCTAGAACTTTTATCTACTCCTAAAGATAAGTGGACAGCAAAGCATATTACATGGGCAAACAAGACTATAGCCTTTAACACTCGCATGCTTGGTATGCCTAGAGGTAAAAGAATTTCTGAAGAATGTCCTTGGTCAAAGCGTGACATTTCCCTAAAAAATTGGGCTTACGACCCAGGCAAGACTCCCGAAAGTAAAAAAGAGTTAGGCGAAGAAATAACTCATCAGATGTATGCAGGGCCTAGTCCTGGTGTTGATCTTCCTTTGGCTGAGAAAAAGAATCCTCCCGCTCCACCTAAAGATCAAATAACAGGAAGCGATACTAACAAGCCTAACTCGGCTTCGGATGATAAAGGCAAAATTACAATTAGTCAGTCAACCGAAAAGACTCTTAAGAATAAAATAAAAGAGCATAATGAAAAGATGAAAGAAAAACCAGCATGGGCAAAGACTACTCTAGGGGCAGTCAAGTCTGTGTATCGCCGAGGGGCAGGGGCTTTCTCTTCTTCCCACCGTCCTAACATGACCCGTGCTCAATGGGCTTTTGCAAGGGTTAATGCTTTCTTATATCTTTGTAAAAACGGAAAACCAGAAAACAAAAAATACATAACAGACAATGATCTCTTACACAAAGATCATCCTAAGTATTCCAAAGAAAAAAAATCTATTAAGAGTGCTAAAACCCTATCACGCTTAGAAACAAATTCTTTGTTTGGTAAACTTTTAGCAAAGCAATACAAGGCAGTAAAGTCTGAGGTCAAGATGGCTATGGCGGTCCTCTTGTCCTTGCAAGAAGGATTACTCCCCGAAAAAATTAAAATCGGGGTTTACATCATCCTTGCAAAGCATTATAAATTATTAGATATAACCTCTCCGGTTTATCGCAAGATTTCTAGCCTTGAAGAAATTAAAACGATGTTTCCGGAAATTGACATTAAGGAGTTTACTACCGTGGCAACCAACGAAGAAAACTGGATTAAGAGCGCAATGGATGAATTACAATCACCCCCTACTCAGGGCAAGCCAAAAAAGAAAAAGAAAGAAGATGAAGACGAAGAAGAAAAATACGCTTCTTCTAAAGACGATGAAGAAAAAGCAGAAGATGAAGATGCAGAAGAAAAAGCTGCCGATGACGATGACGAAAAAGAAGACAAAGAAGTAGACGAAGAAGAAAAAGAAATGGATGAAGAAGAAAAAGCTGAAGACGAAGACGAAGAAAAAATGGTAGAAACCAAAGATATTCTTAAGTCTATGTCCGCAGTAATGCAATCCATGCACGAATGCTCAAACGCTCACACCGAGCTTCTTAAAGGTCTTCACGAAAAGATGGACGAATGTATGAAAGCATTTGCTCCTAAAGAAGACAAAGAACAGGAAGAAGACGAAATGAAGTCTATTCTTTCTGGTCTACTAACACTCAAGTCAAACCAAGACGCTTTAAACCGCCGTCTGTTTGAAGTGACAGGAAAACGGTAATGTCTTCGCTTAAAACGAAAAAACATTCTGGTACTTGCTCTACTTGTTCTTTTTGGGAATCCCAAGAAAAACAAGTAGGGGAGTGCCATCGCTTTCCTCCGGTTCTCATTCAATCCGTACCTGGCAGTCATTTGCTTCCAGAAGGAAAGATGGGAATTTTCCCCTTAACCCAAGCAACTATTACTTGTGGTGAGTTTAAGTCCTCAACCCTTTTATAAAGGAATCTATTCATGGCCGAGAAAAATCTTAAGCCCGTGCTGGATGCAATCCAGAACATCACGGACACTCAGTCCAAGTTCCAAAACAAATTGGAAGAAATCGAAGTAGGCTCAAAGTCTGCTCGAAACAATTCCACCCTTAACGCTCCCCAAGTGCGTAAAGGCGAAAACACTATGAGTAGCCGAGGCTATAGCTTCGTAAAACTCTTTGGTCTTCTTCGTGGCGAACTTGCTCCTGAGCAAGCACGGGTTGAATGGGAAATGGCACAGAACCTTCAAAAGCTTTATGTAGACCGTCTTGGCTACAACAAAGCCCACACTAACACAATCATGGCTCCCTTTGGTAGCGATTACATTGCTGAAATCCCTGGCGAAGAAGGCTTTGCAAAGGAAGTAAGGCAAGTTGTATCCGCTGGCATTAGTGGTTATGACCGTGAAGAAGTGCGTGGCATTCGTGCCAAGCATTGGGGTGTTCAGAAAGCAATGTCTTGGATCGATGAATCCCAAGGTGGTGCTTTGGTAGCTCCCCCAATCCAAGGCGAACTTATTGAACTTCTTCGTAACAACGAAGTGTTCATGGCTGCTGGTGCTCGCACCATTGCAATGCCACCAAATGGAAGAATCACCTTCCCAAGACAAACCAATGCTGGCACAGCTTACTGGGTTGGTGAATCCAACGCAGTTACAGACTCAACACCCGCAACAGGTGATGTGCTCTTGCAAGCTAAAAAGCTTGGTATCTTGTGCAAAGTTCCTAACGAACTTTTCCGATTTAGTTCTGTTTCGGTTGAAATGTTCTTGCGAGAAGATATCAGCCGTGTACTTGCTTTGCGTTTGGATAAGTCGTTGTTGGAAGCTGCTGGTTCGACTAACGAACCTAAGGGCTTGATCAACTACGCTAATATTACCAGACACACCGCCAAGACTCCTGGCACAAACGGTGACACCTTCACACCAGAAGATGTTGCAAACATGATTGGTAAAGTCGAAGAACAAAACGCACAGTTTAAGTCCTTCGTCATGCGACCTCTTATGTATGCTGCAATCGCCAACAGGCGAGCCGATGCCGTCACCGCTGGTGATAGCAAAGGACCATTTGTGTTCAACATGTTCCGTGAGTTGAACCAAAACAGCATTGACTACTCTCGAGGCACCCCTGGCAATCTATACGGCCACCCCGTATTTAAGAGCACCCAGATTTCCGCTAGTAGGTCTAAAGGAAGCTCAAGCAACCTTTCCTATATCCTTGGTGGTGATTTTGCTGATTACCTCATTGCTATGTCAGGTGCCATCGAGTTTCAAATTTCAACCCAAGGTGACACACCCTTCACGACCGACCAAACTTGGTATCGAGGGATTATGTACACCGATGGCGCACCTCGCCATGAAGCATCTTTCGTACTTTGCGATAACCTCAATATCGCTTAATTAACAACCATGTTGCCCAGAGGCTAACCCCTCTGGGCTTTCTAAACTCAAACATAAAGGAACACTATCCATGCCAGCTACTTTTATTGCAGACTTGAAGAATCAAGGAATGGGTGCAGCTTCAATCGCTCCCGTAACAGCCCCTGCTTCTTCAGTAACCGGAACCGGAATTGACCTTCAGCTTTCCGATGGCCCTATTAATGCACTCTTGGTAACCGGAACTGCTTCCGGTGGAACAAGCCCAACCCTTGCTGTCAAAGTTCAAGAGAGCGATGACAACAGTAACTTTGTAGACCTTAAGAGTTATGACACTCTTTCTGGTACAGACCTTAACGGTCAGTTCCAGTTCTTAGGCAAACTCCTTCGCAACAAACGATATGTAAGAGCCGTAGCAACCGTAACAGGTTCGCCAACTGCTTTGCCATTATCTGTTGTAATCATTGCAAGCAAGAAAATTGCTGGCGATGGTAATGGTGCTTTAGTTAGCTAAGTAGTAAACCTTAACCCCGAGTAAACCATGCTTACCAGCTTGGCCCAAATCAAGGCATTCTTGAATATATCGGGGTCTGATACTACACAAGATTCTCAATTGAAGGGACTCCAAATTGCTGCTGAGTCGATAATACAATCTCGACTTAAACGCAATTTGGAGTCTGCTTCTTATACAGAGTACCACGCTGGTAACTCTCAAAGAACAATTGCTCTTCGTAACCGCCCAGTACTTTCAATCACTTCAATCTATGAAGACTTTAACGCATTTAGCGGAACAAAAGATAATTCTTTTGGCCCTGACACCTTACTAATCGCTGGGCATCATTACGCTCTTGATATAGACGAAGGCACTACAACATCAAAGTCTGGCCTAGTCATTCGTATTGGTGGAGTCTGGATGGAGATAGGTAGAGTATACTTCCCTGGCAAACTCTCAGCAGAAATTGGGCCGACATACGGCAACCTTAAAATAACTTACCGAGCAGGCTACGATGTCATACCGCAAGACATTCAATACGCTGTCTGCCTTTTAATCTCCATAATGAAGCGCACCCTGCCTTTTGGTGGTAATGTTGCATCAGAAAAAATTGGTGATTACGAATACAAGATGTTTGATCCA